GATCAGAATTGCCCTATGCAATGTGGCGAGCATCAGCAATCCAGCCATCACTACGCCTATCGCGCCCAGGATAATCATCATCAATTTGTTCCCTGAGTTGTTGTCCGGCTTTACATAGTTTTGCCATCAGCTCAGGAGCAGTTTTGCTTCTTCTTCGCTAATGCCCAAACGATCTAATAATGCTTGGCGCTTGGCTGCCGCTTCGGCTTTTGCTGCTTCTTCGGCTGCCTTAACTTCTAAATGAGCCGCTTCAATTTCTGCCCAAGTTGGCGCCTCGCCTTCAAGAACATCCCATTTAATGGTCGAGTAATCTGTTTCCTGAAAAGAAAATTCTGATTCCGGCTTGATTAACTTGATTGCTTTTACTATGTCATTTGCGTTCATTATGCACCAATTTCCATTGCAATTAAAACCGAAGGGCTTGAATTTTCTTGATAGGTTGAAGTTCCGCTATTAGCGGTGCTAAATACTTTACCTTGTGTTTTATATGTCGTTGCTGAAGTGGTATTTGGTGTGTCCATATAACTAATTGAAAGCAATCCTCTCAAAGCAAACAACACTTCGGCATTTTCGTTTAGGGATAAGGATTCATAGCCGCCTGTTCCGGAAACCCAGACTGCAGTTGCATCCCTGAGTAATTGAATGCCTACTCCGACTGTTGTGACGCTTCTTTCTGCAAATACCTGTTGCGTTCCAATAATTAAAATTTTGCTTGTTGCTGCGCTTGGTGTAATAGTCACACTAAGCCCTGTATCTGTAAAACTTGTTGAGGCGATTGTTGTTGCTGTGCTATAAGTAGCTTGAACCACCTGCAAGACCTTTCCGCCACCGACTGGGTCTGCCCATTTTAGTCCGAGAGTTTCGGCACTATCAGCCGTTAAAACCTGTCCATTTGTTCCGACTGGGATCCGAGCATCGGCGGTTGAATAACCAAACAAATCGCCTTTTGTTGTAAGCGGTGTTTGATCCGTTGGAGTGGTCCAGGAATAATCCAAATCAGTATTTGATGCCTTGCTTAAAACTTGACCAGTTGTGCCACCCTTCAAATCAACAAGTGATGTGTCAATTGCTGATCCAAGTGTGCGGATGGCGGCAGCGCCATCTTTGACCAAATCCGTATCATCGGGGGTGGTCCAGTTGAAATTCGTTGTGCTAGCCATCTCTCTCCTTTAAGCGACTATTGTAGCGTTTAACCAGTCCAGGGTTGGGGATAATGTGTTCCAAGTTTCCGCCCCATCGACATCCAGCCATTTCATTGATCGGAGCGAATAGGCGAGTGGGGAAACAATTAAATCGAGAGTTAGGCCTTTAACTCCAGCCCTCCAAGTCCAGCCCTCAATGAATCCCTGGAATCGCCCCAGGTTCATATTCGCTGGAAGGTTGGAAATATCTACCGGCTGCCCCATAAATACATTGAGCAATTCATCTCGGATTGCATCACTGATTTCGGGATTATGTAGGGGGAAGGATATGCGGTTGAATTCAAAATTGGGGTAAGCGCGGATCAGTAAATAAAAAGCAGCCTGAGCTTCGGCATCGGTTTGATTTTGTAAATAGGTGCTGAAAGTGGCAGCCAATTGTCCAAATTGCAAAATTGAGGCTGCATCCTCGTCAGATACCGAAGAATTCTGTGAGGCTCCGTAAGTGACCGAAATGCTGTTGCGAACATCGCCGGATCTCTTTAATATCTCCAACCCTGCCCCCTGAGCTTGATTTGCATCTAAATTTGTGTAGCCGTTAGTCGCAAGATACTGCGCTCGATGGGTGCTGTCTGCATAACTGATTCGACCTTGAGAATCTTCGTAAAGATAGCCCAAACCACTATTTGCTATTGATGCGGCTATTTCATAAACGGAAGAATCAAGATTGCTGAGAGCGGCTAGATCATAATCGCCAGGTGTATCAATTTGACCAAGTCCAGTGTTTTCTGCGTTTTCCCAAGTCGTTGCTGGATCATAAGTATTCCAGGTCAATGATCCAGGAGTATCCTGCCAAGTATTCAATAAAACTGTGCTGAGAATTTCAAACATTTGATTGCCATCTTTGTCAGCACTGAGATTCCCCTTGTAATTTGCTCGCACCAAACGAGCGAGCGCACCAACTCCAACAATCCGAATTTCTTGATGAACATCAACATTGCCAGCATATTGAACCGACACTCCAATATCGGTAAGGAAACCACCAAAGAGGCTGACATAACTTCCGCTCGAATCTTTGACCTCAACACTTACCGGATTGTTTATTTCATAAGGAATTGCACTATTTGGTGAAGTAATCAAAGTCAAATTGACATAAGAAGCTGAGGCTTGTTCATAAATTGTTTGCCGGCCTGAAGTGATAGTTAGATTGACAAGAGTTGAATCTGTGACTGTGAAGCCATTGATTTTGACTCGCCATTCCGGTGAAAATGCTGTCATTGAATCAAGGCGAATCCACCGCCACCAGTGCCGCGTTGCTGAGTGTTTTGAATCGCTAATTGCACCGCTCGAGTAAATCCAGTTTCATCAATAGCTGATGGGGCATTGACATTGATGACGATTGGAGGTTGTTCCATTTCGCCGCGCCTTGCTGCTGCAACATCAAAGGTTGCAGGAATGGCGTTGCCGGAAGGTGTCAAGATTGTCGGTGCGCCTGCGACTTTTGTTGTGCCGGTAGTTGTGCCAGCACCTCCACCACCACCGCCGCCTCCTCCACCACCGCCGCCACCGCCTGTCACTTTAGGCGCAGCCGGCAAGGTGATTGATGGGATTTGGGTTGTGATTGTGTTTGATCCGGTTGAGGGTTTGGTGACACCTAATTTCGGAATCAATGGAATATCAGGCGCGATTGGGATTCTGTTATAGGCAGCAATAATCTTATTGACAACATCAATTGCCTGATTTGCAAAACCAATCAATTTGGTAATTGCTGAATCAATGGCACCGATGATCGCAGTAATTAGTTTGGCAATGGCTCCAACTATTGGGCTTGCGACCTTGAACAAAATTTGGAACGCGATGCCTATGCCCTCGATGGCTGCCTTGAGTTGGGTTTTAAGAATCGGCACAAAATACTTTTGAGCAAAATCCCAAATGGTTTGAAATAGGGTCAAAACGGATTCAAAGTTGCCGCGATTTGTAGTGACGGCATCACTCACTCTTTCAAAGGCACTGCGCACTGAATCAATGATTGGAACGAAATATTTTTGCAATAAAGGAACCAGTTTGTTTTGAAGGAAATCATTGATGCGCTGAAAGACCGGCAAAACCTTTTGTTCAAATGCTGGAAAGACTCTTTCGAGAATGAAATTTGTAAGTTTCTCAAATGCTGGCAAAAGAGCGATGCCAATCTTCTCCTGGACTTGAGTGAAGCCAACTCGGATTTTGTCTGAAGCATTTGCAGTCGCTTCTGCTGTGCCGCCAACCTGGGTTTCGATTGCCTCCAGAATTAATTTTTGAGCCTCACCGACTTTGTTGGACTCGACCAAAACTTTGATGCGCTCTTTTTCAGTTTCAGTGAATGTGACACCTGATCTTGAAAGAGAAGTGAGGCCTTTGATTGGATCATTAAGAGCTTTACCTAATTGAACGGCATTTTGTTCAGCAGACCCGAAACCGGCAGCCGCAAGATCAATTGCTGCTTTTGTTGCTCGATCAAATTCTCCACCGAGTTGATCGGCAGTCGCAGCAAGCTCTTTGAATGTGAGAAGTTTGGCTTGGGTTGCTTTGATTGCATTTGTATCAACGCCGGTTGCCCTGGCAGTTGCTTCGGCATATTCGATAAGTCTGCCGGTGACTTGAGAGGTTGAATCGCCAAACAACCCCATTGATTTATTGATCTGCTCAATGCGTCTGTTTGCAGTATCAGCTTGCTCACCTACTAAGACTGCTTTTGCTGCAAATGCAACTGCCGCAGCTCCGGCTGCTGCCAAAGCGAGTGCTGCCTTCTTACCAGCAGCAGCGATCTTCTCGCCAAATGTGGCAGTGCTTTGCTCGCCCTTCTTTAAGCCATCAACAAGATTTTTTGTATCCGCAAGGATCGAGAGCTTGAGTGTTCTATCGCCAGCCATTACCTTGAACCCCAACCTTTAATGATCTCATCAAGTCTTTGCTCCCACTTCCGCACTAATTCAGGCTGAAGTTTGCGAAGGGTTGGATATATGAAATACCCCTTGCCTCCTCGACCGAAGCGGCCTGAATAAGCAGGAAACTGCCTGAAACGCTTGGAGCCGAATTCAAGCCCAGGCCATAAAGATCGAGTTGTGCCTCCGCCTGAAAAACGCTGACGAGCAAAGCCGTATGAGATTTCTCCGACTTTCGAAGTTTTGGAAACTGTGGCTCCATCAACAAGGCGTTTGACTCCTGCCGCATTGACATATCTTCCATAGCCAGCTTTTTTGACTTCGCCAGCAACAAAAGTGCTGAGTTCATAACCAGCTTCTTTTGTAGCTTTGAGAGCAGTTTCATCCATATATTTCCACTGCCGCGAGAGTGCCTTGAGTTCTTTGGGATCATAGGCGATGCTTTCCTGTGTCACTTTTCCTCTCCAAAATCTCGGCTGCTGTGGCTATGTCATCAGCATCATCCCAGTATTGCATTGGGATTCCGGTTTCGAGCGCTAACTCAACCAGTGTCCGCCTTATGCTTCCTGGGCTGTGGCTTTTGGGTCGCTCTCTCCAGTTGCGACATCTGCGACTGTTTCCATCCAAATCTCAAATGACTTGACTGGCTTTCCGGCACTTTCGCGCTTGTATGCGTTATATGCCAGGAACATCAAATCCCAAATGCCGATGACCTCTTGAGCTTTGGCAAGTGTGTGACCAGTTGCCTTCTCCCATTTAGCCCACTCGGGCGGTTGTGCCGTATAAGTGACACTCTCGCCCGAGTTGTATTGAATTGTGATTGGTAATTTCATCTCCCGATGCTCCTGATCTCTTAGCTGAATGTTTCTGTTGGTTGTCCAACAACTGTCATTGTCCAGGTGTCGGTTTGCGCTCCTGGAGCTGCTCCGCCTGCGCTTGGGAACACTGGAAGCACATTGAAGGCGAAAACTGCACCGGAAGCGGCTGTGAATGAAACTGCAAGTGTTGTGTTTGGAGCTGACTCGCAGTCTGCCCACATTGCTTCGAAGAGTGATGAGGCTGCGCCCCAGTCTGAAAGAAGCTCAATTGTGAATGTCCATTGATCATCAAGAGCTTTGTATGCCCTTCCATCGAGAGTTTGGAATACCTCGATCGTATGCTCATTTGATAAAACGGCTGAAGTCACCTGAGCATCATAAGATGCAGCATCGAGCGTAAAGGTGACATCGCGCCCTGTGATTACTGTCGTTGCCATTATTCTCCTTTAGGAAGTTTGCTCGTAGCGTATGCTCAAGCGGATATCGTTTGTGAGAATCGTATTTGTGCCAACTGTATTGACAACCGGCGATTCCACAACCGAAAGTTCATAACCGCCAGGAAGTGCTTGCACAATTGCTTTTGTAAGCTCTTCCAGGTTGCCTAGCGCGGCTGGATTTGAGAAATAGGCAACTCCAACTGAAATGAGAAAATTGAGTTTGGCGCGAAAGGTCGCTTTGCCGATTAATTCAAATTCCCAATAAGGCGATCCAGGAACTACCGCAGCGAAAGGAACCTGCGGTGCTTCCGGCACAAAATCATAAACATTTGCAGCAACGGAGGCGATTGCGGTCTTGATTGCTGCGCGAGTATCTGCAATGGTGTTTGGGGTCATTGAGCAATTGCCTCAACATCAAGGAATGGCCCGAGCAAACCTGACACCGAGCTGAGCAGTTGTCGGCTCATCCGAAACGGAGTCACTGTGAAATCAACGCCTTCGATTGCTCCACCGCCTGCGGTTCTATTTTGGAAAATCTGCACTGAAACTGAAAGAACTGCTGACTCGACTGCCGCATTGCCCACATAGGTTGATGCACCTGAAAGGGTTGCTGATCCGGCAGGAATCACATTGAATTTTTTGACATCAACTGCTGTGATAGCAACTGTGAATTCTAAAAGATCGTCTGAAACATCAGTGATTGTGTGAGTGCCATTGAAAGTCGCTGAAACGCCGGCAACAACAACTGACTGACCTACTGAGAAGGGATGCTCACCCTGGGTTCCAAATGTAGCAACATTATCTGACAACTCTGCATTTGCGATGG